CAATAATAAGAGAACACAAATTGTATCATGTTTTGAGGAACAATTAAGACACAATTTTATTATCAGATCACATAGGTTATTGAATGAACTAAACACATTTGTTTACATAAATGGTAAACCTAACCACATGAAGGGAGCTCATGATGATGGAATTATGAGTATGGCTATTGCAATGTATGTTGGTGATATTTCTTTTACACAATTAAAACGAAATGAACAACAAAATAAAGCAATGTTAGAATCTTGGGTTATGTCTGAAAGAACGTATGAGGCGCCACAAAATACCGCTTATTCATACGGGTCATCTTTTGATCAAGTTGGTATGATGCAAGTTGATAGTTCTCCTTATGCAAAATCATCAACATCAAATATACCAGCTAAGGAACAGTACACACAATATTCTTGGTTATTTGGGTCAAAAAAAAGGGTTGATTAATCCTTAAAAATTAATTAGATTAAATAGAATAGTATTTATATAGTATGGCAAATCAAGACTTGACCGTTTTTCAAAAATTAACCAAAATATTTGGTTTTCAGAATAGAGGTGATATAAACCCACCCTCATTTAATTTTTCTAGAGAAGAATTACTGAAAACTGATGATCCAGTTGAATTTGAAAAGGCTAAATTACAGGCGCAACAATCTCAATTTCTTTTTGATAAGTGGGCGAAATTAGATAATTCATTATATAATCAATCAGTTTATTATGAACCAAATAGATTAGCTGCGTATTATGATTTTGAATCAATGGAATTTACTCCTGAAATTTCAGCAGCATTAGACATTTATTCTGAAGAATCAACAACAATATCTGAAAAGGGAACAATACTAAGTGTTTATTCAGAATCTACTAGAGTTAAAGATATTTTAACTGATTTATTTGAGAATAGATTAGATATTAACACTAACCTACAAATGTGGGCTAGAAACCTATGCAAATATGGAGACAACTTTGTGTATTTAAAAAGTGATCCTGAAAAGGGGGTTATTGGTTGTCAACAATTACCAAACATTGAAATAGAAAGATGGGAAGGTGCAAAGACTAGAACACCAAACCAGGGTGAAATAAAAATGCCAATTAAAGAATTACGTTTTAGTTGGACCAATAAAGATATGGAATTCCAATCATGGGAGGTTGCTCACTTTAGATTATTGGGTGACGATAGAAAGCTTCCTTATGGTACATCCATGTTAGATAAAGTTAGAAGAATTTGGAAACAATTACTTTTAGCTGAAGACGCTATGTTAATTTATAGAACATCAAGAGCACCAGAAAGAAGGGTGTTTAAAGTGTTTGTTGGTAACATGGATGATAAAGATATTGAAGCGTATGTACAACGTGTTGCAAGTAAATTTAAAAGAGATACTGTAGTTGATCAAAGGAACGGCCAAGTGGATATGAGATATAATCAAATGGCTATTGATCAAGATTATTTTATACCTGTTCGTGATCCAGCAGCACCTAGTCCAATTGAGACATTAGCCGGAGCACAGAACTTAGGTGAGATCGCCGATATTGAATACATTCAAAAGAAACTATTAGCAGCACTTCGTATACCTAAAGCATTTTTAGGTTTTGAAGAAGTTGTTGGTGATGGTAAGAATCTTGCTTTGATGGATATTCGTTTTGCGAGAACAATTAATAGAGTTCAGAAGTCATTAATTCAAGAGCTAAACAAAATTGCATTAATACATTTATATCTTTTAGGTTTAGAAGATGAATTAGAAAACTTTACATTAGGTTTAACTAATCCATCATCTCAAGCAGATCTATTAAAGATTGAACAATGGAAAGAAAAAGTTACTCTTTATAAAGACGCAACATCAGATCAATCTCAAGTGGGTATTCTACCAGTTTCACATACTTGGGCTAAGAAAAATATTTTAGGTATGAGTGATAATGAAGTTATCCTAGATCTTCAACAACAACGTTTGGAAAGAGCTATGGGTACTGAATTAACTAACACCGCTAAAATTATTCCTAGATCTGGTATATTTGATGAAGTCGATTCTAAATACGGTATTCCGGAAGAAGAAAGACAAAAATTAGATGCAGCAGCTGCGGAAGGTGGTGAAGAAGGTGGTATGGATATGCCTCCTCCATCTCCGTCTGGTGGAGGTGGTGACGCTGCGTCTGAACCATTAAGTGAGAATAGGAAAATAAAAATTAATAATTTATTAGGTGAGAGTACAGATATTTCAGATTTATTTGATCTTGAGAAGGCTAAGAAGAATATTTATGAAATAGAAAATAAAATAAAAGACATTTTAAATCAATAAAAATGAGCAAAATTGGCATCATTAAAAGTAAGTTAATAAAAAAATTAACAGAGTCTTACGGGGAAAAGAATAAAACTGAATTAAAGAATATTCTTAAATCAATAACTGAAAACAAAAAATTCAAAGAGATGTATCTGTTCTATGAAGAAATGGAAAACAAATTCATTGAAGATAAAGAAACAGCAAAATTATATGTTGAGGGGCTTGAGAATTTATTAAATAGTCAATCTATCAATAATGAGCTTTTGGTTTTTTGTGAGGAATTAAACGCAAAACTAGGCGAATTTGAGACTGAGGGTAATGAATTATATGAATCTTTAGACCAGTTGTTTACGCAAGATACATTATCTAATATTGAAAATAAGGTAATTGCTAGAAAAAAATTAATAGAACACCTAACAAAAAAGAAGCAAGCTTCCACTGAAGAAAAAAACACTGTACCATTCACAATGAATGAGAATTTATTATATGGGGTTTTAGCAAACAATTTTAATGTGCTTTATGGTAATACATTAAGTGAGGAACAGCAAGTTGAATTTAAAAACATAATGTCTTTGACTAATGATGATATTGTTGTAAAAACAAGCGAATTAAAGGAAAATATTAATTCGAAAATAGAGTCTATTTTAACTGAATCTACAGATAGTGAAATGAATAATAAATTAAATAAGGTAAAAGAAGAGGTTAATAATAAAGAAACCTCTAGATTAAATTACTTTAGATTAATAGAACTAAGAAATGGTCTTGATAATTAATCAAGACCGTTTTTCTTTTTTTGAACATAGATAGCTTTATTAATTTCAGCACGTCTTTTTACTGAGGGTTTAACAAACTCTTGTCTTTCTCTTAAATTTTGAACTTGTTTTACTCTTTGAACTTTATACTTATAAGTTCTTAGTGCTGATTCTAGGTTCTTTTCTTTTTTTAAATCAATTATTATCATATGGAATAAATATAACCCACTTTTTTGGAAAATTAAAATTTTTTTCTTATTATTATACTACACCATAAAATAAAAAAAAATTATGTAAAAGTTAATGAAAATTGGGAAATATATTCCTTTAGGGGATTATAAAGAAGTAAAAATCGGTTATGGTACCGTAGATTATAAAAATTTAAAAACCATTTATTTGAAATTAAATGCTTGGGTAGCTCCTGAAAATGAAGAATTAGATTTTGACAGAACGATAATGTCTGCACGAAAAACTTTAAAAGAGCATATTAGGTCATATGATTTCAATAGCTATTTCAAAAAAGAAAGTATTGTAGATCTTGATATTAGGACAAAAGGTATAAAAGTAGATAAAAGGTCTTTTATGAACTTAGAAGTAACTTTATTTGTAGATAATTTTTTTGACGTTAAATCACAAAATATCAAAACATTATTAAAAACGTTTATTCAAACGTCGATTGATAACTGTTTAACTGATAAAACATTATTTAATTTTAATAAATGTAAGATTTGATTCAAAAATGCTTGTATTTATATGGTATATTAATATATCAATAAATGAAAGTATTGGGACCAAATGAAACGGGTAAGGGGATTTTAATAGAATACGACGCTGGACACATCTCACCCGAAGATTATAAAAACAAAAATATAATAACAGAAATACAGAATAAGGATACCGATCAGGATCTTATTCTGTATGCTGTTTTACAAAAATTCGATACCCCAAATAAGAATGGTAGAATTTACCCTGAAAATCTTTTAAAAAGGGAAAATGAAAAATACCAAACAATAATAAAAAAGGGGTCTGCACTAAACGAATTAAATCACCCATCTTCTTCTCTTATCGATCTAGATAGAGTATCTCACACAATTACAGAAACATGGTGGGATGGTAAAACCCTTATGGGTAAAATCAAAATATTAACATCTCCAGGTTGGAGAAAAATGGGCATTGTTAGCTGTAAAGGTGATCAAGCAGCTATGTTAATTTTAAACGGGGTTACATTAGGTATTTCATCAAGAGGTGTTGGTTCATTAAAACAAATCAAAGGACAAAATATTGTTCAAGATGATTTTGAATTGGTATGTTTTGATTTAGTTTCTTCCCCATCTACACCTGGCGCTTATGTGTTTCAAGATATTAGCGACAAGGATAAATTCAATGAGACTGTTGAGGAAAAGCCTATTGTTGAAGATAGAATGAAAAAACTAATGGGTAGGCTAGATTCTTTTCTAAGCAAATAATAATAAAACGAGAAAAAATCACTCTTTTCAATATTGAAAAGTAGATTTTTTTGATTATGTGTATATTTATATAGTAAATAAATTAAAAAGATGACCGAAAAATCTATTCTAGAACAAGCATTACTTCAAGTTAATACACTTGAAGAAGCGGTAAAGCAAAACGCAAAAGGTATACTTTCTTCAGTAATGAAGCAAGAACTAAATGAGTTGCTTAAAGAGTCAGAAAAAGAGGAAGAAGTAGCAACTGAAGAAGATGTTATGGAACCTACAGAAGAGGAATCAGAAGATATGTCAGAACAGCCAGATTCAGATGATGAAGATGAAGCTGAGAATGCTGATGATGAAGAAATCCCCTCGATAAATGATGAACCATCTAAAGACATCGATGACGAGTCTCCAGAAATGGATGATATGCCGTCAATGGGTGATATGCCAGCTGCAGATGATGATATGCTTGATATGACTAATGCTTCTGATGAAGAGGTATTAAAAGTATTTAAAGCAATGTCTGATGAAGATGGTATTGTAGTTAAAAAGGACGGTAACAATATCGAACTTAAAGACGAAGATGATGAGTACATCATTAAACTAGACGAATCTGAAGAAGATCAAGAAGAAATGGAAGTTTCTGAAGATTGGAACGAAGAAGAGTCTATGGAAGATGTTGCTGAAGGTGAAGGAGAAGAAACTGTTTACGAAATTACATTAGACGACGAAGAAGATTCTGAAGAAGAAGTTTCTGAAGACGATACTATGGAAGTTGAAGCAACAGAAGCTGCTAGAACAAAATGGAACACTCATGGTGATAAAAATGAAGCTAACAGAGCTGGTTTAAAAAGTAAGAAAGTATTTGCTGCAG